AATTATCAATCGTGGTCATGTGTCTGATCGCTGGAGCCTTGTGGGCTGTCATGTCGTATTCGGTCGGATTTAAGGAAGGCCAGCGACAAGGCTATACAAGAGGCCGGGCGGTATCACGCCACATTTCTCAGCTCAATGAGAAGGTGGACAACTAATGGCCGGATTTCTAGAAAATTACGAAGGCAACAAAGAGCGCACAGATCGATGGCTCAAGACATTTCCACAAGGCCGGCTTGAAGCTCACATTATTGAATTCAATGCTGAAAAAGGCTATGTGCTCGTACAAGCTAAGGCATGGCGCAATCAAGAGGAAAAAGAGCCAGCCGGCATTGATTACGCTTTTGGCTATCGTGAGGCTTTTAATCCGAACATGAAACGCTGGTTTTGCGAGGACACTACGACCTCAGCTTTGATGCGGGTGATGGCCTTGGTCATGGGTGGCACAGAGAAAGCTACAAAAGAAACCATGGAGCAAGTCAAAATCAATGATGCAACCAAGCCACAGGATTATGACTATTGGACAACCAAATTTGGCGATGTGCCAAGTTACAAAACAGCTGATGAAGCTGAGCAATCGGGCATCCCATCACTCGGATCATCGATGGATGAAATTGCCAAGCAACTGGGTGGAGAGCTTGTACAAGAGGCACCTCAATGCCGTCATGGCCATCGTGTCTGGCGCACCGGCACATCGGCCAAGACCGGTAAAGATTGGGCCAATTTCTCATGCGTGGGCAAAAAGCCAGATCAATGCGAGCCACTTTGGTATGTCTTTACAAGCCGAGGAAAATGGGAGCCACAAGTATGAGCGACTTTGTTGAGATCATCTATCCTCAAGAAATGATGGCCAAGCTTATGTGCAATGGTGAAATTGTTGAGGAATACAAAATCGAGCAATGCGACAAATGCTCACAGCTGAGGCGATTGGATCACTTTGGCTACCAAAAAGGTTACGACAAGCAAGACAACATCATTTGGTTTTGTGGTGATTGCCGATGATTGACCGAATTGAGGAAGTCCAATGCATGATCGCCGCAATTCAACATTGCCATGATCGATCAGCTGATCACAGCACACGCATTGTCAAAAACCTGTCATGGTTTGAGTATGTGGCCCAGATGGGCGAATCCATGGCGGCGGAGTTAATCGTGGCCAAGCGATTGGGTTATGAATACACACCCGGTATCACATGGGACAAATCCAAAGCTGATGTTGGTGAGCACATCGAAGTCAAATGGTCTGCCAATCCGAACAGCAATTTGTGGATTCAGGATTCAGATCGCCATGACCGAGACATTGCGGTATTGGTTACAGGCAATACACCAAAGATGCACATTGTTGGCTGGATGCCGGTGGCCGTAGCTAAAAAACCACGCCATCGAGTTGTTGAGCCGCCTGACCAATTGCGTGACATCAATGCCACCCATGCTTTCTCCAATGAGCTAAGGCACCATTGCAAATCTTGCCTTGATACCTGTGGTCGATGTATCTCAATGTCCAATCAATCATGCGAAAGCCATCAAGGTTTCGATACTTTGTGTTGCGCATCTGGCCAAGCCCAAAGTGATTGCCATTTGGATTGATTGCCTCCACACGCCAATTTGACTCGCGTTGGATCAAGTAGTGAAAGCATTGGAATTCTTTGTAGTTCACAATCCTTGAGTGTGCATACAGCTTCAATGAATCAATTGATGGTTTTGTTGTTGCATCGTTTGTGGCCTGTGCCGGTGTTGCTATTGCAAGACATAGCCCGGCCAATAGCACCAAGCATCGCTTGCGAGCTATCCGCCTCAGCGGCTCGCCCACGAGCATGGAGCGTACCGATGCACGCAAATACCAGTCAAGTTTGAGCGTGCGCTTGGGCGTGTCCAACAGGCTGTGTATAAAGGTTGTGGATAACTTTTTCATTTGCTACCCCATCCAGTACCTTTGAATACAGCTCCAACATTGCTCCAAATGCGTGTCATTGGAATCGCACAAGCCATGCAATTGCCAGCATCCACATCACCATCGGCATCGATTGATCGATTGATGATTGCCATGGTGCCGCATTGATCACATTTGAATTCATAAGTGGCCATCAGACATCTCCTCAATCCTGGCATCATCAACAATCTTGATGCCAAATGTGCCACAGCTCATGCATTGTGCAAACCACTCATGCTCTGTGAGTTCTGCACCTTTCTTGAGGCCATGGCGTTGCTTAGGCTTTCCGTATAGCTTTGAACAGATTGAACAATCAAATTGAAGGATGTGCATAGTTGCTCCTCATTAAGGTTTCAATTGGTTGCAAATTGATTTGTGGCACGCTCCAATTGTTTTGTGATTGGTTTCGATAGCGTGGTTTTTTGCACACGGCCACCGGAATCCAGCCAACAATGTGCATTTTTGGTGAGTTGCCTGTGACTAGCACGGCAATGTCACGATCATGGCGATCTGATTCCTGAATCCAAAGGTTTGAGTGTGCATTGGGAGACCATTTGACTTCAATGTGCTCACCCACATCAGCTTTCTCTTTATCCCATGTCATGCCGGGTTTGTAGTCGTATCCCAAAGCTTTGGCCACAACCCACTCAGACACCATGGATTCAGCGTTTTGGGCTACATACTCAAACCATGAGAGATTTCTGATGATGCGTGAGCTGTGATCAGCATCCCGATCCTTGCAATGATCAATGGCAGCAATCATGCATTGGATTTCCTCCATGCGTGTGATCATTTGAATTCCACCAAAATTGAAGGAAATGGAGCCGATGCCATGCCATCACCAAATTTCAAACGCCCACGAATAAATGTGACTTTGTGGCGTATGGCGTAATCATGAAACCAAGCTGTGTCCGTGCGTGCCGGCAACAACATCACAATTTCAGCATTGACAGATTCTTGATGTGCCTTTTTGACCCAATCTTTGATTTGTCTGCCGTAAGGCGGATTGCACCACACACGATTGTTTTCCCATGACATGGCCAATCCATCACGAAACAATGGATTTTCATGATCTAAACCAAACCAATGCTCGGTTTTGTGATTTGTTGAGCTGGCCGCAACATCCAATGTGAAATGGTGGATTGCGTTCAATTCATCAAACAAATTTTGTGGCGTGGCCCAATCATCAGTTTTGCTCAAAGGCATGTAAGAATTCATCGGCAATCACCACAAAACCAAATGACCTTTTCATGCTGGTCATAGCCTTTTTGGTATCCGAAAGAATCAAGCTTCACAAGCTTTGAGCATTTATCACATTGCTCAATTTTGTACTCCTCCAGCACCTCGCCTTGAAAGTACAAACGCCCCGTCATGGTTTGTGGATTTAAGATTTCCATGTAATCACTCATACTTGTGGTTCCCATTTTCCACGGCTGGTAAATACATACCAAAGCGGCTCACATTGATCCGGCTTTTTACCAACGCATGAGAAATTTGCCCAATCCTTGCCCGTTTTGGCCGATGTGCCGGTGCGCCAAACGCGGTGTCCGTGTGAGCATTGCGGTGCCTCTTGTACAAGCTCTCCACCCAATTGCTTGGCAATCTCATCCATCGATGATCCAAGTGATGGGATGCCTGATTGCTCGGCCTCGGCAGCTGTTTTGTAGCTTGGCACCTCACCAAATTTGGTTGTCCAATAGTCATGCTCAACGGGCTTGGTTGCATCATTGACTTTGACTTGCTCCATCGTTTCTTTTGTGGCCTTTTCTGTGCCACCCATAACCAAGGCCATCACTCTCATCAAAGCTGATGTGACAGTATCCTCAACAAACCAGCGTTTCATGTTTGGGTTGTATGCCTCACGATAGCCAAAAGCGTAATCGACACCAGCCGGCTCTGTTTCATCTTGATTGCGCCAAGCCTTAGCTTGTACCAGCACAAAACCTTTGTCGGCATTGAATTCAACAATGTGTGCCTCAAGTCGGCCATTTGCAAATGTAGCGATCCAACGATCTGTGCGCTCTTTGTTGCCTTCATAGTTTTCTAGAAATCCGGCCATTAGTTTTCCACCTTCTCATTGAGCTGAGAGATGTGGCGAGATACCGCCCGGCCTCGTGTGTAGCCTTGTCGCTGGCCTTCTTTGAATCCGACCGAATAAGACATAACCGCCCATAAGGCTCCAGCGATCACCATTGCAATTACAATTGATGCTTCGTTCATTTTGTTGCTCCCGATTCTGGGAGCCGCGTATCAGCTCCCGAAATAGAGAGTGACAGCAATGCCTGACAATTTCAACAATCACGCCTAAATCATGGCGTGTCGCTACCGCCAAAACGCTTTTCGATCGTTTTTTCATACTCTGATTTATTCTTGTCTTTGAGGCCGTTTGATGCTAAAACCCCACCCAATGAGCCGGTGAGAAAGATCGCCAAAGTTTTGAGCAAATCAATGAAAGCTGCATCATTGGGAGCTTGTGCTCCAATCGGCTGTGTCACAAAGATCAATGCGTATGTGATGCCTAAAGTGACAATCAAAAACACAAATGACAAAACCGCACCAATGAGAAACATCAGCCGTGCCTTGATTTCCTCTTGACTTAATCGCTCTTTATTTTTCGAGGCCATCACCAATCACATCCTCTGTGCAAGTGCCTGTGACTTTGCATTGTGGTTTTTGGCACTCTGGGTTTTCCCAATTCTCGTGCTCTTGGCATGGGTATCGCACCCAACCTTGATAACCACACCCGGCAAGGCTTAGCGAAAGGATCAAAGCTAAACCTGCCGCGCGTAGTTTCGGGATCATTTCCCCGTTGATCCGAAAGCTTTATCAGCTGGATTGAGCCAACGCAAAATGACTGGCACAACAGCTGCCACGCCACCCATCACCATTTGCTCCAATGATCCGCCTGCCATAAAAACAGCTAAAGCTGCCGCGATGTATGACCGCGCCCATGATGCTGCAATTGCTTTTGCTTGCTCCATTATTTTTCTCCTTTTGGTCGATCTGGTAAATCACCAGAAAAAGGCTCATAGTTTGGTCGGCCGTAGCCCACCACAAATGAGCGTGCTCCCAAAGCTCTTGATTTCACCATGACTTCTCCACCATTGCGCTGATCGCCACCGCCCGATGTGTTGCCTTCAATGGTCACGATCTGTTTCTCCGATGCCCGAATTACCAAACCAATGTGATTGATTGTTGTTTTGTCATCGATGATGAAATCAAAGAAAACAAAATCACCAATCTTTGGTGTGGTGTGCCATTGCTTGTTTTTCTTAAATGCCTCGGCTCCAGCACGCGTGCTGACAACATTTGGCACTTTAACACCAGCTGTGGATGCACACCAGTTCAAGAAACTTCCGCACCATGGCAGCTTGTCGGCCTTCATAAATTTGCCGTACTTTGTCTCATTGTTGCCAGTTTCAGCTGTGCCGACCTCGGCCAGCGCAACCTGAATCAAACGAGGCAATGTGCCTTGTGGAAATGTCACAATCCCAAAGCCTTCAAATCATCAGCTGTAAGCCCCAAAGCACTCAATTTTGATTGGGCAGCTTCTTTGGCGGCCAATGTTTGTGTCTCTTGTTGCTGTTTCCACGCATCAAATTGAGCAAAACCATCGGTGAATTGCTTTTTTGTAATTGGATCAGAATCCACAAATTCAATGCCTTCAAATGTTTCTCCGGTCATGACATACCCACCATCGGGAATCAACATTGCTAAAACTTCTCTTGCTGTGGCCATGATTAAGCTCCAATTTCCATAAGTACGATTGAGGATGGTGATGCACTTCCCCATTGGAAAGTCACGGATGCGCTGTTGCTTGTTGTATAAACGCTTCCGGTTGTTTTGTAGGCTGTTGATGATGTGGTTGCTGGTGAGTCCATGTAAATGTATGACAAAACAGCACTTGTTTGCACACCGCTTCCGGCACCTAAACCAGCGTTAAATTTCAATCCCAAAGTGCTTACGCCTTGTATGTCCACAATGTTTGTTGATGCGCCTCGGACAATTTGATACCTCAGCCCAATGTCATTGTTGTCGCGCGATAAAATGTAAGGCTGAGAGATCATTACCAAAATTTTATTGCTTGCTGATGCTGGTGTGATTGATGCCGTCAATCCTGTGTTGGTTGCTGATGTGCTTGCCACAACCACCTCGGTGTTGTAAGTAGCGGTAACAATCTGCAAAACTTTCCCACCACCGGCAATCCATGTAAAATCCATGTCTGTGCCTGATGCTTTTGAAAGCACCTGCCCGGTTGTGCCACCTTTGAGATCCATCAATGATGTATCAACAGCTTGCCCAAATACCTCAAAATCGGCCGGGAGCTGTGAGACCAAATCTGTGTTCGTTGGCATTTGCCAATTGAAATTGCTCGTTGGATTGCTCATTTTTTCTCCTTACGCCACAATTGTGGCATTGATCCAATCCAAAGTTGGATTGACTGTGTTCCATTGTTCGATCACCGGTACATCGTTCCAGCGCATTGCCTGCAATGAAAAGCTAATTGGTGAAACAATCAATGAAATGCTTATCTGATTGTATCTGGCCGAAAATGTCCAGCCTTCGACAAAACCCAAATAATCGCCTGAATTCATGTTCAACGGCAGATCGGCCACATTGACCGGCATCCCCATGAAAACGCCAATCAAGGCATCGCGATCAACATTATCAAGCTCTGGATTTGTAAGTTCGTATGTGATGTTGTTGAAATTGAATCGTGGATAAGCTCTTAATTCCAAATAAAAATCGGCTTGATCCTGTGCATCGGCTTGATGCTTGATAGTTGTCGTGAAAATCTGTGCCAATTGGCCATACAGACCAACAGAGGCCGTATCAACCGCGCTGACCTCCAGAGCCGAATTGTTGCCGTACTTGAGCGTGATGGAATTGCGAACATCGCCTGTGCGAGATTGGATGCTCAAACCCGATGCCAAAGCGTGGTTGGCCGATAAATCAACATACCCATTGGCCGCCAAATAATTTGTGCGGTGAGTACTGTCTGCATACCCGATTTGCCCCGTGGCCGATTCAAAGAGATACCCCAATCCTGAATTGGCCAAAGCTGCGACCAATGAATAAACATCAGTCACGGATGATGAGCGATTTTCTAGCTCATAATTGCCGGGTCGATCAATCTCACCTAATCCGCTATTTTCCGCATCCTGCCATTGAGTGGTTGGATCGTAGGTTGCCCATGTCAATCCACCTGGTACCTCTTGCCATGTGTTAAATAAAACCTCACTCAAAATGGTGAAAATTTGATCGCCATCAAAATCATCGTTCAAAACTCCTTCGGTGAGTGCCTTTGGTAATCGTGCCAATGCACCCAATGCAATGATGTTGATGCGCTGTGCGTAATCAACGCTGCCAACCTCTGCAACGGAAATTGCAACATCAACAACAGATCCGCCAAAGATTGGCACAAATGTTGCTGTTGAATCTTGCAATTCAATTGTGATTGCATCATTGATTGCAATTGTCACATTTGACTGATCAAGGTTGATCAATTCCAAATTCGTGTATCCGGCCTGCGCCTGCTCATAAATGTTTGTGCGACCGCTGGTAATTGTTAAATTAGCCAAAATGGCGGTTTGGTATTGCACACCACCAATGGTTACGCGCCAAATTGGATTGAATAGAGTCATGCTATTTGCAGCGCGGTTGCACCGCCTGTGCCTCGGTAGTAAGAATTGTTGAGCGTATCTACAATTGTTCGTGCTGTGCCTTCGGGATCAATCGCACCGCTCACATTGATGGTTATGCGTTCAGCTGTAGAAAGGCCACCCGTAGCCGCCAATCGTGCAGCTGCCGCTGCTTCACGCGCTTGTCGCAATCTTTCCGTTTCGGCTGCCAATTCATTTTTTCGCAAAATTGCAGCTTGCATCCCCGGTGAAAATGCCTCAAGTGGTGCGCCCGTAAATGTGCGCGGATCATTACCACCCAAAAATGTTGGTGCCGCGCTGCCTCCACCGGCTCCACCTGCTCCACCGCTGATTGGTGTTCCAGCATCAAAACCCACGCCAGCCTTGAGTGACTTATCGCCCGAATCCCCAAAGAAAAAGCGTGTCACGGGGTTATCCTTGATGAAATTTACAAATTCTTTGATCTTGGTGACTGTGTTTGAAATGAAACCAACAAGCTTTGAAAAGCCGGTGACAAGGCCACCAACGATTGTGCCGATAACCTCAAGTGCTTTTTTGAAAGCCCCGCCCAAAAGTGGTGCCAAATACTCTTTGATAAATTCCCAAATCTTTTTGAGGAAATCATAGAAAGGTTGCAATTCCTCTGAATTGTCTGAGATTGCTTTTTTGATGGTATCAAATGCATTTTTCAAACCTTCAAGGATTGGGCCAACGACTGTGCCGATTGCTGGAATTACCTCGTTGTATAAGAATTTCCACCAATTAACCAAAACCGGCAGCAAATCCTCTTTGATTGTTTTGAAAATTTGCCCAAACGCTGGCCCCAATGTTTCGCCCAAATTCTTTGCAAAATCCTGAATTGCCGGGATGCCTTTATCAACAAAATTGCTGACCAATGGCGTGAGTGCCTCAAGTACATACGATCCGATAGTTTCTTTGGCCTCATCAAATGCAATTGAAAGCCGTGCCATTTTGCCTTGAAATGTCTCAGCTTGCTTTGATGCCTGACCTTCAAAAGTCTTTGAAAGCGCGGCAGCGGCCGCATCGAAATCCTTTGATTTGATGATTGATTCATCGATGCCCACACCAAGTTTTTTCAAAGCTCCCAAATTGCCATCGTAAGCCTTACCCAAAGCCTCAGAAACAGCTTGCAAATCCTTACCCGTACCGGCAGCAATGTCCAATGCCAATGTTTGCAATTCTTGTGCCTTGGTCTGATCTTTTGTACTCCTGATCAGCCGATCTAGCGATGGCCTTAATTTGTCATCGGTGATGCCATTGGCCAAAGCTGTTTTTGTTATGTAATCCTCAACAGCTGCAATCTGGCCTTTTGTGGCACCTGTGACATTTTCCAATGTGGTTGCCAATTTGGATTGTGCAGCTTCATCCTCAATGGCAGCTTTGACACCATCGACAAGCAAAGTGCCAGCGTAAGCGGCAGCGGCCGCACCAGCTACGGCAAAAGCTGCACCGGCTTTCTTAGCAAATCCACCAAGCTTATTGCCAAAACCTTGCACCTCAGTTGATCCGGTATTGAGACTTTTCTTGAGCTGGTCGATGTCACCGAGAATCGAAAGTTTAAGCGTTCTACTTTGTCCGGCCATCACCACTCCTTAAGTATCTTTGAGAAAGCATTTTCCCATTGAGCAATGATGTGAGGCTGTTCGGCACGCAATGTTGGATAGATAAAATAACCAGCCGATCCACCGCGAGGCCCACGGCCTGACCAAATCGGGAATTGCTTGAATTTGGTTGCTCCGAATTCATAACCGCCCCAAAGTTGCTGAGTTGTACCGCCGCCCGAAAACTTTTGAGAAACAAAGCCAAAGCTAATTTCACCGATCTTTGAGGATTTGCTTACACGCGATCCTTGAGCAATGCGAATTGCCGCCTTATTTGGGCGGCCACCAGCAACCGATGTGATCTTTGATTGGAGATAAGTGGCCAAGCCATTTGAAACGCCTTTGGCCTCAGCAACAGCTTGCTCATCCATAGCTTTGAAAGCTTTGATGATGCCACGCAAATCAGCCTTGTCATAGGTGATTGTCTCAGTTGCCATCTCGTGTCCTTAGAATCTCAAAAACAGTTAAAATGTCCTCAGCGGTTTGAAACTCTGATCGCGACAATCCCGTGGTGATCGCCAATTCCCAAATGATCCGGTTTATTGTTCCCGGTTCGTAGCTTTTGGGTTTTCGGTTTCTCCCATGTTTATGTCGGTTACAGATTCGCACCACACCTCAAAAGGCTTCACAGGCTTTCCGGCCGATTCGCGCTTCATTGCGTGGTACGCCAAAAACATCAGATCAGCAATGCCCAATTTCTCAGATACTTGCTGAATTGTGTTTCCGGTTTTTTGTTCCCATTTCATCCACTCTGGTGGGAGCGCGGTATAGGTCGCGCTCTCTCCATTTGTGAATTCCATCGTGATTGCTAGTTTCATGCTCCCGATCTCCTTTGTTAGCTAATTGTCAAAACTGGTGTTGTAACACAAGTGAATGTCAATGAAACAGTCTGTGCATCTGGTGCTGATCCACCAGCTGATGGGAAAATTGGTTGCACAGAAAACGCAAATGATGCGCCTGTATCTGCTACAAGTACAACAGGCAATGCTGTATTTGGAGCTGATGATGCCGCTGTCCATAGAGCTTCGCAAAGTGATCCAGCCGCGCCCCAATCAGCAAGCATTTCCACGGCAAACGATCCTTGCGAATCGGTGGTGAAATACGCTTTGCCATCGAGTGTCTGGAATGTGTTAATCGTTGAATCAACAGTCAAAATTGCTGATGTTGCTTGTGCATCAAAATTGTCACTATCAATGGTGAAAGTGATGTCTCTGCCGGTGATGATTGTCGTTGCCATTTTTTCTCCTTAATTGGTGTAGTAAGTGCTTACTTGTAAATCGGCCGTAAGGTATTTACCAGCACCGACTTCCAATGGTTGCGGTTGATTTACATTGCCGACTTCATAACCGCCCGGCATTGCGCTGATGATGTTAATCATCAATGTTTCGAGATTGTCCAAAGCTGCCGCGTTGTTGGCATAAGTGACAACACCAGTGACAGTCAGATTGACTTTGACTTTTGTTGTTGCGCCATTGATCAAAACGCTTTCCAGATAAGGTGCATCCGGGATCAAACAAATGCTGGGAGATGTCATTGTCTCTGGGATGCCGTTATACACATTTGCAGCAATCGATGACAAAGCTGTTTTGAGTGGTGTGCGGATAACTGATTCGATGCTCATTGACACATCGTTTCGACATCAAGAAACGGCCCAAGGAGGCCAATTACTCTGTTGGAAAGGCTGCGGCCTAAAACGAAAGGTGACGGCTGAAAATTGTCTGACATGATTTGGTTGCCGGGAGCTGTGATGCTCTGGAAAATTTCAACCGCCACAACCAAAATTGCATTTTCAATTGGTGGTGTGGATGCGTACAAAGCCGCTGCCGATCCACCACTCAGCGTTGCTGTTGCGTTTGGAATAAACGGCAACGGGTATGTTCGATCAGCTGCCGCTGTTGCAGCTGTGAAAATGTAAGGCTCAATCCGATCATCGGTGACTGTATAAGTCGCGCTGTAAGTTCCGGCCCCGGTAACAACAACAGATTGACCCGGCACAAAGTAATTTGGCCGCTGTGTGGTGAAATAAATGACGGAATCACTCACATTGGCAAAAGTCACCGATGATTGGTATTGCGTAAGTAAAGGCAAAATCGTTTGTTCAGCTGAATCAATAAATGAATCTAGCTGTGCATCCGAATACAAAGAAACAGAGACACCAAGTATTTGCCTAAGCTGTGAGGCTGTGACTATTGCTGGCATCTCTGTTCCTTTCGTATCAACAGCGTTCGGGAGCGACCGCCATCGATGATTGATTGTTAATTAAGCGAGATCGTTGAATCTTGCACCATTTGGCACCTTGGCAGCTAATGCGCCATAACCATAATACAAAATGTCAATTGTTCCATCGCTATTGATGTTCGTGCGGAGCGTAAAGCGTGGAGATTCGTACCATGTGTATGAATCTGGATTCACGACAACCATTGAATTGTCAGCATCGGCTGTTGTTGTTCCAGCGTTACCAAATGAGCGTGAAACATAAAGATTCAGACCCGGTGAAACTACACCGCGCAAAGAATCACCGCGAACATTTCCGCCTTGGTTTGAAGGCTGTGCTGCGTTGTAAAGTGGTGCTCCGTTGTCGTTGTATCCCATGATGTTTCCCCATTGTGTTGGTGAAACGATCAATGAGCGAGCGAAACCTAGTGATGAGCCATAAACATCGGCAGCTGCCTTTGATGTATAGCCAAGGAATCCTGTTGCTGAATTTGCTGCCTGTGCTGTTGCACCACCAGCTGTTTCCATTGCTGCCAATACATACTCATCTGTCTCTTTTGCGTATGCAAACTCAAGGTTTTGCAATAGAGCTGTGAGGTACTCTGGACGGCTGCGGTCGATCAATTCAACTGTTGAAATCGCACGGCCTTTGAAAGGCTGTACAGAAACGCTGAGATAAGTCGCTGAAAGTGATGATTCTGAAATTGCGCCATTTTCTGCAATCGCTGAAACTGTTGGCACAGCTGTGACACGAGGAATTTCAAATGTCATACCTTCGCTCACTAGAGTTTCACGGCTGATGCCGTCAATTGTTCCGCGATCTGCATTTGCAAGCGCATTGACAACCTGTGTGCTCTGTGGTGTTGGCACCATGCCGGGAGCTGTTGATGTTGTGTTATCGGCTGCCTTTACATACTGACGAGAATCCTCATCATGCAAAATGCTTGCCTTGAGGTAATGCTCAAGGTATGAAACCTTATCTACGATCGGTGATCGTGGTGCTGTGTAGTAAGCCGGGCGAGATGCCTGTACAGGTGCGACTTCTGGAGCTGCTACCGGTTCAACGGCAGGAGCGGCTTGTTCGGTAGTGTTTTCCACTTTGTCTCCTTCATTTTGGTTTGTTGTATCTGCAACTGTGTCAGTTTCAGAATCCTCTGATGCGGCTACCTCAGAAACGCGAGCTGATCGGACAGCTGGTTCAGTAACCAATGCAACGGCTGTGAGCTGGCCATTGATGACCTTCATTGTGCCGTCTTTTTGCATTTCGTAATTATCAACAGCCAACTCAATTGAGAAACCATCGCGTAAACCTTCCATGGCCTCAGTCAATGCATCGGTGCCGGCTGTTGTGTTTGCAATCTTAAATGTTGCGGTCATTTCTTTGTCATTGACCGACATCGCAATGCTCTTTCCAATTCTGCGTGTGTTGTCGTGCTCTAGGTTCAAAAAAACATCCTGTGGTTGGATCGATCCACGAGCAAAAACGACTTTGCCGGTTGATGCATTTGCGTGCTCATTAAATGCAACGATGCGACCGCTGATTGTGCGTTCATTTGAATCAGCTGCCGTGATCTGCATTGGTGTTGTTAGCTTCATTGGATCATGTCCTCCATTTTCCGGATTTCATCGGTGGTGATCGCCCCGATGTCAAATAAAATCTTGTAAATGTCTGCACGCTCTTTTTCTGATCCGCGTAAATACGCCTTGAGATCAAATTCCACGCGCTGTGTACTAGGTGTAAAATCTGGCATGGATAATCTTGAAGAAATGCTGTTCATAAGCGGCAGCAAAGAGAAATCCAAAAGAGTTTGACGCGCCGTTTGGGCGTTTGCATAGGTCATGGATGATCCAGTCGGCGCATCAATAAAGTATGCCGGAATTCCCACGGCTCTTGCCAATTCGGTTGCAATGATTTCGCGTGCAGCGTTCAAACCAATTTGCTCCGGTGTAAATCCAACTGTTGTCAATTCAACATCAGCATTGAGAAACGCTGTGCCGCGATTTCTACGAGCTGCGCCCCATGCATCAAGCAATTTTGCAATGCGATCAGCTGGCAATGCTGTGCCATTTGATTTCAAAACCATTGATGGCACCGGTTCGCGTGCGTACATTGCGGCAGCTCTTTCAAGCTCTGCACCAGCACGGATTGTGCGACCAGCGCGATTCAATAAACCTTCATCGTTACCATAAAACACAACAAGTGAGCCAACACCGCTGTTTGGCACTTGTTTTCCATCGACTGTGTAATACTCAATCGATGTGCCGTTAGAATCTAAAAATGTGCCAACGCGATTTGGTGCAACGCGCCACATTTCGCGCACGCGGCCTGTGTCTGCAAACAAAGACATGATTTGAAAATACGAAAAGCCTGTGAATAGTAAATCCTCACACGCCCAAACCCATGATGCTGCTCCTGGTACCCGTTTGTCCGGATCAGAAATGACAACAGGTTGATCAATGATTGTGCCTGTGTCTTTGTCACGGGTGATCATTGGAATTGTTGCAATCGATGAACAAATCATGTTTCGTGCGCGAGCAATTGCCGGCACACTCATTGCTTCCTCGCGGCTTGCTAAATAATCAGCTCCACCAAATGGAAAAAATGCATCCAGCGTTGGAGCAGGCCCAATCTGTGCAGCTACATCAGCACCGCGCGAAATCGCGACAGCTTCAATGGTGCGCTTTCGGTCGAATAATCCCATGGGAGGATTTTCGCAAAATGTCAAGCATCAACCCACCAAAATGTCGATTTCGGTTTCTGGGCGTGTCGCAAAGTGAGTCACGAGTGCTGATGCTACGGCTGCCGCCACGGCCGTACCGCTGGCCCGCCTTCCTATGACCCAGCCGCCATCGCCTCTGCGCAATTGCACAGCTGAAAGAATCTGCTCGGTCAGCTTTGATTGATTGCGATGTTTCAAACGCCCGGAATTGATCGCACCCAATAATTCATCACAAGCTTGAGGATAATCGGCATCCATGTCATGGATTGGGATGCCAGCCGGCTGCATACGAGCTGCAACCGCACCGCTTGTGCGCCTTGAGTAAAGCAAATACTCAATTGGGTACTTTCGACAGTATGAGGCAGCATCGTTGGCAATTGCCCGATCATCAAGCTGGATGGTGTTTTCCCAAGTGTGCAAAAGCTTCACAACAAAGCTTTCCGATCCAAGCTTTTGGGCGGCCACCAATGCAGCATTTTTTCGATCCGGTGAAATGTCGATGGCCATCCATGTGAGCTTGTCCTCATCGAGATCAATCGACTCATCGCCACACTCTTGCCACTCTTTGGCACCCACCACGCTGGAGATTGTTTGCACCCATCGATTCAAAACCTCAGTCATGACAACATCGGGTGGATCATTGAAAACGGCTCGGATGTTGTCCGGGTGAATTGTTATGTTGAGTCCGGGATTGGCAAAAGCTGCATTTTCCAATGTAATTTCGTCAGTTGGTGCAGACCACTCAAAATAACCCACATCATCGGCTGCGCCACTAGCTGCGGCCAATCCGCGTTCGCGCAATTGGTTCAAAACCATTGAGTGCGAATCACCGGCTGAGCTGAAACAATTGACTTGTGGATTTTTGGCGGCTGGGTTATTGGAAGGCGTGCCAGCGGTACGGCCGTGGCGGCTGCCGTAGCATCAGCATTGGTCACACACTTTGCGACACGCCCAGAAACCGAAATCGACATTTTAGTGGGTTGATGCTTGACATTTTGAGAAAATCGTCCCATGGGATTATTTGATCGAAAGCGCACCATTGAAACTGTCGCGGTCACGCGCGGTGCTGATGTAGCTGCACAAATTGGGCCAGCTCCAACGCTGGATGCGTTTTTCCCATTTGGTGGAGCTGATTACATTGCAAGCCGCGAAGAAGCAATGAGCGTGCCGGCAATTGCTCGCGCACGAAACATGATTTGCAATTCAATTGCCACGATTCCTTTGATTACACGCGACAAAGATACCGGTCAAATTGTTGATCAACCTGTCGTGATTTCCGACCCGGACAAGCGCGTACCGGGAGCCGCATCATGGGTGTGGGCATGTGAGGATTTGCTATTTACCGGATTTTCGTATTTTCAAATCATCGATTTATTTGCAGACACCGGGAGAGTTCGCCAAATGTGGCGCGTTGCTCCCAATCGCGTTGGCGTTTTCTTAAATTCAATTGGCACCCAAATTGAGTATTACACAGTCGATGGATCTCGTGTGCCAATGACCGGTGTTGGATCACTCGTGGTGTTTTATGGCAACGATGAAGGTTTATTGAATCGCGCTGGCCGCACAATCCGTGCCGGTGCAGAGCTTGAAAGAGCTGCCGCAATGTACGCACGCGAACCGGTGCCATCAATGGTTTTGAAATCAAATGGAACAGCATTGCCAGCTGATCGAATTGCAAAATTGCTTGATGCGTGGGGCGCAGCTCGTAGAAATCGTGGTACAGCGTTTCTCAATGCCGATGTTGAATTGACAACAGTTGGATTTACACCGGAACAAATTGGCTTGAACGCTGCACGCGAAATCATTGCAACAGAATTAGCAAGAGCCGTGGGGATTCCGGCATACTTTATTGACGCGCCGACTGGATCATCCATGACTTATGCAAACGCCCAAACGGCGCGCCAAACTCTTTTGGATTTCTCATTGCTGCCGCTGATGAACAGCATTTCCTCAAGGCTTTCAATGCCAGATTTTACGCCATCAACACAGCGCGTGGAATTTGATTTGAAGGCGTATTTGCGAGGATCAGAAAAAGAGCGTGCAGACATATACAAGATTTTATTTGAAATCGGGGCAATCACCACCGATGAAATTAGACAAATGGAGGACATGATCTCATGAAGCTGACAACACCAATGCAAATCACGGCAGCTGATTCAAACGAACGCACAATCAGCGGTCGCATCGTTGCTTTCAATGAGCACGCAAATGCATCAACCGGCAAAGTGGTTTTTGCTCGCGGATCAATCCAGCCACAAGATGTTTTTTTGAATCTTGAGCACGACAACACACGCAGAATCGGCAAAAGCATTGCCATGAGTGTGAACGACAAAGAAATGACAGCAACATTTAAGATTGCGAACACAACAGCTGGAACAGATGCATTGACAGAGGCAATGGAAGGCCTACGCGATGGATTCTCAATTGAGTTGGCTGTGGACAATTACGAAATGCAAAAAGACGGCACAATGAAGGTCATCAATGGCCAGCTCACAGCCGTTGCTTTGGTTACTGAACCAGCTGTGCGATCTGCACGCGTTTCAGAGGTAGCCGCATCAGAGGATTCTGAAACTGAAACAGTTACAGATACAACAAACCAAAATGAAGGAGACAAAGTGGAAAACACTACCGAACAAGCCGCTCCTGCCGTTGAACCGGTAGCAGCTCCAGAAGTCACCGCACCTGTTCAGGCATCACGCCCGGCTTACTACACAGCACCACGATCACCAATCGTGGACAAGGTTTCATACCTTGAGCACTACCT